GCCTGGTTGGTTGTAAAGCGGCCTGGGAGTTGGTGGAGCCATGCGACGCTTTTTGACATCCCATGGACGGAACTCCTTTTTGCCTGGCTCTGGCTCATAGCGTGTCACCACAGCAATGAGCTTGCCCGAGGCGTCTTGGTACTCCCACTTCGCAGTGGGCGCTCCCAGTTCATCCACAGCAGGGCCTGCCTTCTTCGCTTTCGCTTTAGGCACATCCAGCTTTGGCATTCCGAGAATTTCCTGTGCCACTTCGAGCACACGTCCAAACTCGTTCTTTATGTCCAGATTCCTATTGCCCGCAATTAAGTGAAAGAGGTCTCCCCCCGTGCCCTCTGCCCTATCGGTCCAGAGCCCCGCCTTACCTCCCGTGAGCAATACCTCCAAACTGTCTCCCGAAGCTCCATAGACGTTGCCCACATAAAAGCAGTTGCGTCTGAACACACCTGCGGGAAGCAAGTAGGTGAGCACGCTTTCAATGTTGTCAATCAAAGCGCCACGAACTCGGTCACGAAGTTGGTCTGCTGAGGCTTGTGTTTTTCCAGCTGACGTAGATCCAGCATCGTTGAAATCAAGCAACCTGAGCCTCCTTCTTTTTCTTGACCACTTTGTGCGGTGGCTCCTTACCCATGTAGCCCGTCTTCAATGCAACGTCACGAATGAAGTCAGCATCCAAGCTCACCGTGTTCGCCCATACGTGCAAACGCTCGTCTTGCAGGAAGTTCCATGCACGTGACTTTTCCACGTGCGTCGCATACAAGCAGTCGTAGATTGCTTGGCAAATAACGCCCACCACTAAATTTGCCTCTGGCCCTTGTGGGTGTACTTGGCGAGAGAACATGCGAAAAATGGTCGAAATCTTGACCAACGGCTCAGAAGGCTTGTGAAGTTTTCGAGGTTCGATATTCATCGCGCACCTCCCCAGCAACGGTCAGACCATGAGCAGAACTTGCACTCAAAGTGGGTTTGATCCATGAATGCACGAGGCAACAACTCGCCAACCTCAGTGGCTTTGAGAATGCGTGCGGCACGGTCAGACATGCGCTGAGCCAGTGGCGCGTCAAAGGGGACCAACTCTGCATAGATCTCCATCGTGTCCGCATTCACGGCGGTGAAGAGCGCTGGGTTTTCATGCAAATCCAAATACCCTTGGTACACAGCCACTTGCGCGGCGTAGACGGGCTTTGAAACTGCAAGCTTGTTCTTGACCAAGTCCTTCCACGACTTGGAGCTCAAGCACTTGTTTTCCCACAGCGCGGGATATGAAAAGCCATCTGGCCCACCAATCAAAATGCCATCGATGTGACCGCGCAATCGCCCCTGTGCGAGTGAAAAGCCAAACTGGTGTCCGTCGTTCTTATGAGTCTTCAGATCAAAGCCAGCCAGTCGTAACCAGTTGATGACCATGTCCTCCGTTTGATGTCCACGTTCAAAGACGCGCAAGATTCGGCCAGAGAAGGCTTTGCCTTGATCAACGGGGGCTTTGACGTATTCGTACTGGAGCTGACGCTCACACGATGCGCCTAGTCGTGACCCACCGAGATAAGTGCGTGGCGTGGTCTGTTCGTTTTGTTTTTGCATAGCGTGATCGATTAACCACTCGATCTGTCCGCTCACACTAGATGTTGAGTTGAAGTCCATCATGGCTTCACCTCCCAAGGTAAGTCATCCTCCATGTCCGCAAACGGGTTGGTTGAAAGCGCTTGTGCTGCGGCATCCTTAATGGGGTCGCTCACTGGCTTGCCCGACATGCGGACAGGGGGATATTTGTTTTGTTCGTGTTCCAGCGTCATGGCTTCAACGAAACCTGTGACGATGGCGTTAATGACGCTAAGCGCCTCGTCCTCGGAGTAGCTGCCAAGAGGCTTATCAAAGCCAATCTCAGCCGCCGCTTCACCGAAGAACTTCAGACACTTGCGCATGCAAGCCAGCTCGAGCTCAGTTGCATCAACCATGCTTGCCTCCGCTGGCGTTGCGTTGTCCATAGCTCTGACCCAACTGCCATACATGCTGTGAAAAGCACGCTGGCAGCGTGGGGAGCAAAACACCCAGTCCATGGGATAGCGGGCGGGTGTGCCCACCCGCCTCCGGGTGTCTGTGTGCGAGAAGCCTTTCGCCTCTCTTGAGCAGACCCAACATTTCCTGCTCCCCGTCCGTTATTGAGCCCAGCTGGGCTTGCCTGAGACAGGGGGACGCGCTGCGGCTACGTTGGCAGGAGCCGAATATGCAGGCGCAGGCGTTGCGGCTGGTGCGCCAGAGCTGCCACCTCCACCCGACTGAGCCTTACTCGGTACGCCCATGAAGGCTGCGTACTCTTTGCTGTCAGGCTCAACAGCCAAACGAACAATGTTTCGGTCATCCCCGCGTCCATCTTTTTCGACATCAACACGGGCGAGGAACTCGATCCCGTCGAGGTCAACGAATCCATTAATTCGACGTGCCGCAGAAGCCTGAGGTGAGTTGTCCTGTGGATGTACGTTTCGGGCACTATTGAGCAAGCCTCGAATGAAACCTCGCCCCATTTGTCCCCAAGTAGGCCCCTTGGCTGAGTGCAAACCGATGTTTGTCCACATCTTGCGTTTGGCATATGCGCCAGCAGTCACAACGAACTCAGCGGCAAGATAGACCGCCCCAGTTTCATTTGACTGTGTGGCATAGCCATCAGTCCAACCTTGGGTGTAGTCATCAAAACCACCGGGTTTGATGGACATGCGAACGGGGACGATCGTTCCTTTGGGGATGAGGTCAAAGCTGCCTTGCTGAGCTTGGGCGTCGTTAAAGTCGTTCCAGCTGGAACCCTGAGCGTGTGCTGAAGTCATTTCAATTCCTTAAATGTTTGTTGAGGCTTGTGTAGATGCGATTTCGTTCGCGTCAACGTTGAGGCACTTGTTGATCAACTTGCCGAGATCCGGTTGTTCAAGTGCTTCCAGACGTCCTGAGCGGTCTTTGCTCGGGAATCCGTATGGGTTGTCTGCGCGAGTGACAAAGGCGCGATATGTGCCACCGTTCTCGTCCTTGATGGGAGCCAAGGTGATGACCTCGTCAAGAACGCCTGGCAACTCAAGCCCCGTTTTGCTGCCCTCGAGCTGGAGCTGAAAACTGCGACGACCGATGTCATCTGTTTTCTCTTCCAAGATCGCGACAAAGATCACATGCTTGTTACGCACATGCTGCAAATGGGTGAGCGCGGCGATCATTTCCTGACCCAGCAAGCCATATGCACCACGGCTAACAACGGCTTTGGTGCAAGTACAAGAATTGGTCCACCGTCAGGATCATCAAGTGCTATGAGCAGTGCTGCCATTGCGAGTTGAATAGTTTTCCCAAGTCCAACCTGATCAGCTAAGACTAGACGCGCTCCGCCTAAACGATGTCTTTCGAGCGCTAATTGGGCAAAGTACTTTTGATGCGGCCACAAACCCTGCTCTCTGCGGTAGACCGGCGTTTCGATGGCTACTGTTGCCGCCACTTGCGTCGGATTTTCAATATCTTTCAGGCCGACTGGCTCAATAACTTTGCGATTGATGATGCGCTTTAAGTCTTGCTCAATAAAAGGACAGCAAGCCAGATCTATGGCACGAGGGTCGTTCCAAAGCGCGTCAAACTCTTCCTGCACCCAGTCAACTGTTTCTGTGGAATCATCTTCCCAAAGTAACTCATAGTTCACTTTCCATGCAGATGCGCTTTCATTGACGCTACCAAGAAATGCGATTGCCGATCCATCTGCCCTGCGAAGTACACCGGCCTTCCCATGAATCAGTCCAAAGGCTGAGTCGGGAAGGACACGAACCTCCATACGCTTGTTAACGAGCGCGTCGAAAAGCGCTTTGTAACGAGGTAGTGCGGCTGGCGGTGCATCTTCTGGAAGTCCCGAGCACCATGAACGACGGAGCGCTGCCTGAGCAGCGGCTGCGGTAATTAAATCTTGAGGATCTAGGTCTGAATTGCAAATGATGCGAACTCAGAACTGATGCCTTGAATCGCACGGTTAAGAGCTGCTTGAAGGCTAGATTGGCCCACGCTGAAATTAGTGCCCGCGAGATCTGACAGGACCAAACATACGTTATCCATC